TCTTTTATTGCACCTGCTAATCTAGCACTTTTATTTAATCTTGCTGCTGCTTTTTTACCACCTGTTGAATCAGAATAAACATAATCACGTGGTAATGCTTTACTTTGTGGTCCGTCAATCGTACACAAGAATTGTGTAGGTCTAGCTAACCCACCTGCTTGTGTTAGACCTGATCTAAATTCATTGAATACAGAATTGTAATTAGATGATACGTTGTTATATGAGAATCTCTTATTTGTTTCTGTTGTACTGAATTGTGGTTTACTAGGTGGTATACCTAGTCGTATATCCATGTCACCTATTCTTTTGCCTATACTAATTAATGACATTAAATAAATCTCCTACTATCTGCATAAACTTGTCCTACAGACGCCTTTTTAAATCTTTGTACAGGTAGATAAATCGCTGTTGCAGCCTCATCAGCATTTATTCTTAAAAAACCTGTCTGTACATATGAGTACAAATATTTCTTTATTGTTGGTTTTACTATTTTCACATTCTTTACATCATCATAGTTGACTTCAAATCTTGTATTCTTATCAAATCTTGTATCAGACGCTCTTGCCTGCATACGTTCTAATAGTTTAAATCTCAATAGAGGTGGTAGATAGTGAAAGTTCATACCCATAAACCCACCTGATATTGGTTCTAATGGCAACACTAATGGGAACACATCATAGTAAGGTAGTGTTTTTCTTAATTTAGGATTGTACCCAAATAAGTTTAATCTGCCTACACTAGGACGACCATTTAGTTTGTTTTGTCTAAACAATTGTCTAGCAGTCGTGTTGCTTGCTATCTTGTTTACTTGACTTCTATACCAAGTAGCAGATTTTTCAGCGTCTCCTGCTCTTTGTTTGATTGTATCAAATACACTTGCCATACAACTATTTATGTTGATAATAAATAGATTCTATGAAGAAGTTGAAGAATCCAGATAAACGCCCTTATTCAGGTATATACAAACCACTCAACCCACAGAAATACAAAGGCAATGTAAACAATGTTATTTATAGGTCTAGTTGGGAGAAACGTTTTATGATTTATTGTGATAAAACTAGGGCTGTGATGGAATGGGGTAGTGAAGAAATAGCAATATATTATCGTTCAGTTGACAATAGGCCACATAGATACTATCCTGATTTCTATATGAAAGTTAGACAATCAGACGGCACATTCAAAAAGTTTGTTGTAGAGATTAAACCTAAAGCACAAACACGTAAACCTAAAAAACCTTTACGTGAAACTCGTACCTATAAAAATGCGTTGATTACTTATGAGAAAAATAGAAGAAAGTGGTCAACGGCGTATGCTTGGTGTATAAAACGAAACATGAAATTTCTGATACTAACCGAAGACCACTTAAAGACTTTTTAGATTAACTTATTACTTTTCTTTACATTGAAAGTGGCGTCAATCAATTCACCATTATCTAAAGTGTGTGTACCACCTTTGTCTTTAGGTATTACAGCGTCACCGTGCCACTTCGTAAAGTCAGCAATTTCGTTAAAAGGTATTTCTTTTTTAGTTCTAGTACATTTACCTTTTTGTCTTTCCCACATTTTTACTTTATCATCATATGAAAAATAATCATCTGGATCTTCTTGTTGTACTAAAATCTTATCAGTAAAAGCATTGTCTTCAATTTTATCTTTTACTAATTTCTGTCTGTACACTCTAAACTCATCACCGATCTTTCTAGTTAGAGTTTTAAAGTTGTACTTTTCTGTATCACCTTGTTTAGGTGAATCGTAAGTTGTTTTTTCATCAGCAAACATCTTACCAGTTGTTTCTAACCATAACTTGTAGAAGTCATTTGGTTTCTCTATTTTAACATTCTGCATTTTATAATCGTATGAAATACAAAAATAGTCAAATATAGAATTACTTGATTTCTTTAAGTTAGCAGTACCGACCTTGATAGTGTCAAGTACTGTATTTAGCACTCTATTGAATTTACTATCTGTCTTACCAGGTCTTACTATTTTGTTTGCCTCACCAGTAGGTGACATGTAAACTTTATCTAAAGTCTTTTTGTCTGTAGTGTTGTAAGCAGCGTAAGCAATACACTTAGCAATAAACTCATCTGCCTTTAAAACTATAAACTCTTTGTTCTTTACAAAGTTCTTTAAAGACTTTTCAAATGTATTTCTTTTATCTCTTACATACTGAGCAATCTTACTAGGGTATGATTGTCTGATCTGTTGACCATTCAATGGCACACCATCGTTAACGTTTCTGAATAATACAGGTAAGTTAATCTTTTGTATTTCAGTATAAATCGCAAATGATAATTCTGAATTGTTTAGTTTATCTAAAAGCAACTTGTTTAGAGTTTTGTTTTTGTTCTTACCAGGTTTAACTGATACAATACCTTTTAATGTTTCATAGTCACCACTAGGTACTATAATCTCGTTATCTGCAAAGTTTCTTAATGAGATTGATCTATTGTTACCGTCAACTGATACGTATAAGTAACCTTCATCTTTTAATTGTTTAAAGTACTCAATAGAATCATCATCAATACCAATACCTTCGTTATAGTCTAAAGCAGCGTCTATGTCAACTAAAATAAAAGGTGACGGAGCACTACCGAATAGAATTGATTTAATAAATTTTGATTGTTGTCTTTTGTCCCATCTACTTTCTTTGTCTGTACCGACTTGAAATGATGGATCAAGTTTGATTTTGCCTTGTTTTTTAAGTTCAGTAAACTCGGCAACTGTCATTGTTTTATTGTTATATTTCATTGTTCTCCTTTGTTTTATACTCTATCAGTATATCAGAAAACATCGCTTTTGTCAAGCGTAAAAATGGTATAAAAATGAGAACAAAACGTGAACATTTAGTAGGGTGGCCCGAAGGCCACCCCTATTTGAGAAAGTGAGAGAGATAGATTATGAATCGTCTTCAGCTAGTTTACTAAAGTACGAAAGGTCATCGCTTTCGCTAGACGATTCAACTTTCTCTACCGAGTTGTTAGAAGACGTTGGTATGTCGTTACTGACAGGTGGGAGGTCAATATCTTCTACTGACTCGGTACTTCTTTGTCCAGTAAGGGTCTTATTCAGTTTCTCTTTGAGTTCGTCATAAGACTTAAAGTTACTTGGATCAATGAAGGCTTTGAGAGCGTATTGAGATTGCCAAATCTTGTTAATCTCATCATCAGTATCCTTTAATTTACTGACTGGCTCAAATTCTGATTTATCATAATTCCAGTAGCCATCTACCTTTCTGATTTTTAGTTTAAAGTTTGCACCTTCCCAAAAATCAAATGGGTTAACAGCCTTTTCATCTTCAAACGCTGGGTTCATAGCTTCAGTAATCTTATCAAAGATTTTCTTACCGAATTTAAACAAGAACACCTTGCCTTCATTCTCTGGATGTTTAGGATCAGATACTACAAAGATATTAGAATAGTAAGATAACTTTCTTTTTCTCTTTCTAGCAATTTCTTTATCGGCTTCTATGCCTGTATTCCACAACCTTGTGTTTTCTTCACTAACAGGATCCTTCTTGTTTAGTGTAGTTAAAGAGTTTTCAATATACCATTGACCACCTGGTCCTTGAAACGCATGATTCCAGACTCTCTGCCAAGGCATATCTTCGCCTTCTACAGCAGGTAAGAATCTTAATACTGCGTAACCATTGCCAGACTTATCTAGTTCAGGTTTCCATAACCTATCGTCTTGGTACTTATTTTTCTTTTCGGGTTGTTCTATTGTGTTTTCTAACTTCTTTGTTAGTACGTCAAAATTTGACTTTGACTTTTTTAGGGCTTCTAATGCACTTGACATTGTATTTTCTCCTTGTATATATTGTTGTACGTATTTGTATTAATGTAAGTATTACTATTATTTATACTGGCAACATACTCAACCATTATAATATAATAACACTATTTACTCATATTGTCAAGCAGCTGTGCTTGAGTAATATATGTTAAATTCTTCTCGTTTCCCAACAGTTTTTGATTAGTTGTATTGTCATCATCTGCCTTGTTTACCTTATAAAATGACACGTTAGGGTTGTCTTTCAATACTCGTAACCACTCTGCTTCCCATACGCCTGTAGGGCTGGGTTCATAGTGTGCTGATGAATAGTTTTTAGTTCCTTTGTACATGTTATTGTACATCTTTGTATCCGATCTCAAATCCATACCTATCATATACACTTCGTCTATTGTATCATACTTACAAGCAATATGACCTGCTGTTGCACCAGCATGATAGCCTGGGTCTTCCCATTCTTGTGTCTTATCGCCGTCTGTGATCCAAGATACATAAATGTGGGCATTGTTAACATCTTTCTTATACTTCGTGCCGTCTTCTTTTCTTATCGTTGCCTCGCCTTTGATTGTATGAGCATTCATAACATAGTAATTAGTTGGGCCTTTGTTTGTAATCAAACTATCTGCTTTGTCTTTGTCTTGTGTATGTAACATGCCTAGCACCATTGTATCATACATGAAGTTAGGACATTTAGTCCACTCTCTAAAGTAACAAGGTATCTTATGTGCAACACCCTTGTGATATATTTCGTGTGTCATTGTGCTGTCAACAGCAATCAATACATCTGGTAAAGGATTATCTCTATAGTAAGCATTACAACCATATATCTTACCATGCTTTTTTAATGTTGTCAAGTCAAAGTCCTTACGTGACTCGCCATTGCCTATAATAAATGCTCTTCTAATTCTATCTGCCTTGTTTCTTTTGCTCATCTTCATACCTATATTTAATATCTCTTCCTCTTTAGGCCATTCTTCATGGAAGTATTTAACCATAATAATAATTCGCTAAACCTACAACTAATAGTGTAACAAGTATAGAGTTCAATACTAATAATGCCCTATCGTGCCATAGATATCCTACGTATGCCCAACCTATAGTTCCAAACAGACCGAACCACATATCTACTTGAGGTATTGATCCAACACTTCTGGCTACAGTTGCAAATAATATAAGAAATACTGATACCCATTTTACATACCAAGACAGGTCACCTCTAGGTGTAATCTTCTTAATAACTCTGCTACTGTTTAGTTTAGCAATCTTGTCATCTAGTTTTTCTCTTATAGGTTCAATTGTCATTTCTTTTTATTTTTTGTTATATGTTTGTAATCTACATATTGAGAACACCACTCGTAAAAACTATCATTATTAGCAGGCCAACATGCAGCAAAGACTCTGTCCTTACGTTGTAATCTATATTCTTCTCTTACTTCTTGCTCTGTTAATTTACCCTCTTCCATCTAACTCCTTCAAATTGTTTTCTTTCCATTCTTTAGTAGTTTCAGGACTTCCCCATTTCTCTATTTCGTCTTGTGTTCTACTACAACCCATACAATAACCACTATCTGTATCTACTGTACATATGTTTATACAAGGTGAGGGTACATAATCATCACTCACACAAATACCTCTTTCATAATAAACTTACATTTAGTAAGGTTAAACTTAATAAAAGGTGATAGTTTTTTTATTTTAAATGATTTTTCAGGCCAGATAACGTTTTCAGCGATCTCTTTATCCCATCTTTTAATAAAAGATAGAGCCTTATCCAAGATGATGATTGTTTGTACTGATATTTTTTCAGATANAAGTAGTCGTAGCAATCGTGGATGTTGCCCATTATGTACACGAAACACATCATCAAACCGAATAGAGTTATCATTAATAACATTGTTAAGCTGTACACAATCGCTCCTAAAATTGTATGTAAAAGATTGATTATATTTCTTCCACTTGTTATAAATTGTTTCTCCATCTGCTCTAACTAAATTACCTATCCATGTCTTTGAATTGTAGAAGAAATTAGATACAAAATATTCTAGCATTTCTTCCTTCGTATATTTAGTTGTAAGTTTATGAAAGAAAAATCTATCATTACGTTTTAAAAATGTGTTAAATGATGAATTAACTTTGGCATTGTGCCTGTAAAAATCATAACTATCGGAAGTGAAGTGTAGTTTAATAGCCAAATATAATGTATAAGATTCATAACTGTTCATATAGGTAAGATCGCTGTGCTTGATCGCTCAACCAAGTTCAGTTTTTCTGCCTCTTCTTTTATCTTCTCTTTTAGTGACTTGTTAATTAAAGGACCTACAGACGCTGTGTCAATATCATTTTCTTCACAATATTTGAGTACGGCATCCATGTAGGATATTCTTTTATCTTTTACTATCGCTTCTATTATCAAAGCAAACTTTTTACTATTCATCAACATTATAGTTTTCTAACTATGTGTTTTCTTAATGCTCTTGTTAGTTCTTCTATTTTATCTATTATTGAAATTAGACTTGGGTCTGTTATGTACTGACCTTGTTCTTTTAATTTGTCATACTCACGCAATGGTATTGTAACCATAGATTGCTCATTTTCATAAGTCATATCTTGTTCGTGTGTATCTTTGCCCATAGGCACATTATTATCGCTCATAATTTATCCTCACTTTATTATAATATTATATCTCAATTAGACTAGTTTGTCAAGCTCTTATTGTACGGAAGTAAGATCAAAGGAATGAAACAGTACACATCTTTCAGAACCATCTGGTACATCTATTGTAGCAGCAGATTGTGTGCCGTCTTTACTTATATAATAGGTGACCATGTAAACAGGTTCACCATTCACTTTCATACCTTCTCTTCCTAATGATATGTTAACAGGATCTAAATTCATATGATCGGTATATGCTTGTATCTTTTCAGGCGTACCACATAGAATAGGTACCTCCTGAAACCATACATTACCTGGTGATGTCAGGTGATCTGCATATGTACTTGTAGCGAATAATAGTGTTATAAGTGTTATAAGTTTTTTCATTAGTTAAACCTTTCGGTCTAACTATTTATATTATTTCTTTCAAAAAACTCTTTTGTGTGCTTATAAAACAGCTCTTGGTGCTCTTTGATTTTGTCTTCGGTATGTATCCATTCTTGTACAAAACCGTCTTCACACGTGGCTAATATAACAGTTTGTTCTATTTTGTGATTAGGGTATAGCTCTTCATACATTTTTGCATATGCCGAACATTGTAAAAAGTTAGCATAATTGTAGTTAGCATCCCTTTGTTTTGTAGAGGTCTTAAAATCAACAACAGATAGTTTGCCTCTATATTCAGCAATACAATCTACTTGACCTGCAACACCCATTTCTTTTGAGTATAGGTATTCTTCTAGGCAATGTATCTTGCCTAGTCTAGCAAGATATGGTTTTATTATTCTAAAAAGACCTAGTGGTGTAACAGCAGTTATGCCTACTGACTTCTCATCTTCATTATTTAAGTGATTCTCAATTAAGGTATGAGTTGTCTTACCTCTATTAATAGCAGTTGTAGAAATATAGTTAGCCATTTTCTCGCCAACTGCATTTCGCCATGCCTGTAGACCTACTTGTTTTTCGGGTATCTGTCCTAGTATTGATGTAACGGAAGGCATATTGACACCATCAATAGTATAATATCTTACACCATTTTGACTCTTACCTTTCACACCTAAACTTTTAGGCAATACTTCTTCATTCAATTTAACATGTTCAAACATAATATACCTTTCCGTATAAATTTATATAGTTATTATATCACTATTTGTCAATATTGTCAAGCCTTATTGCTTATCAATATCTTTAGCACTCTCTACATAGGGTAAATCAAGGTATTTAAACTTGTTTTCCCATTTGATTTTAAATGCGTTATATTTTTTTAAGATTTTATATGATTCGACTAAACCTGCTACTTGTCTTTCAGTATCATTTATGCCTGGTTGTTCATAGTCAGCACACATTGGCAAGTACATAGTTGTAAGGTAACCTGCATTATGAGCCTGTACTGCGTTCATAGGTTTAGTTGCTTTTGTTACACAACCACCTGTGTTACAACCACCTATTACGATTTGAGTATCTTCGGGATTCATATCAAAACCACATTTAAGTCTTAACTGTACTCTCAACATAGTAAAAGATATATGCTCTTCGTATATTAAAAAGTGAAAACCTAATTGGTTTGCCATAAGCTGAATCTCATCCATCTTTGGGTCTGGACGACTATCGGATGTAGAACAGAATACTATTTTAGTTTTATCAATTAGAGGACTAGTTAGTATTTTTTGTACCTCTTTATATCTTAAATTGTTAAGATACTCATCACCAAGAGCAGGATGACCACGAAAATCTATCAATAATATAACCGTCTTCATATCAAATACCTTTTTGCATATAAAGATCAATGATCTTATTCTGCTCTTTTATTTTGTCATCATTAAGACGTTCAACAGCTCAACTAGGGTCGTACGGTTCGTATACCGTCTTACCATCATCATTTCTGTATGCTCTTAATACTTGTTTTCTGTTTTCTTCTTCGTTCTTATATGAACAATGAATCCATCCGCTATTAGGTTCTTCTGGTTTATGAAATTCTAATATCAATTGGTCAAAATCTAAACTATCAATAATATATTTTGCTAAATCAGCATTTGCAATGCCAAAGATTTCAAAGTCCGCAGCTTGCCCTTTGGCGTGCTGTGATTTCATTGATGATCCTATTTTTACACATAACTCTGGCGATCTGTACCCACTAGATACTGATACTACCTTGCCATAGTGTTCTCTAACTTTTTGTAGAACGTTGTCACATAGTTTCTTTAAATTATCCATATGATCTTCGCTTGGATTATTGCTAATACCATGTCTATCTGCTGTTTGAGAAGCAGTTAGTTCTTTAAGCGAAAAGTTTTTGCTTAGTTGCATTTAATTTATCCTTTGCTATAAGTTTTATTTTCTTTAAGGTTCTTATATCGTACCATGCTTTATTTGATCTGTCTTTTTTTCTTTTATCTTCAATTTCATTCACCGCTCGTTTTAGTTCTTTGTGATGAGCTTTTATTTCTAACATATTATCCCCTTGTAAGTTTTAATATTTTATCCATCTGTGCCTTAATGATTGGTCCTCTATTAGGCCAATGTATATAAGGTTCTTTGGATTTTGAAAGATTATATAAAAAAGGTAATACAATCTTCTCAATCTCTTTAAATCTTTCTGATACGTCAGCGTCCTGTATTTCTTTGTTAACAGAGTCTTTCTCTGCTACAATCTGCATAACCTCGTTCATCATTGATTTTATATCAATTACATCTGCCTTAACTTTTGCTATCTCTAAATTAGAATTTTCTACTACTTTAGGGTCAATAGCTGGTGATGTTTCTTCAACTGGTTTCTGCGATACAGGAGTAAAACCGTAATCGGTATCTGTATCAAACTCCCTCATAAAATCAGGTATGTCTGCCATTAGTTTTCTCCTTGTTTAGGTAGGTGCAATGAGCGGATTGACTTATTAGACTCTGGTATACGACCGTTGTTTTTCAGTTGCTCGCTCTGCACCCCTATATTATTTAGATTTTGCACTTTGTCTAGCCTTGTGTTTTTTCATAACTTGCTCTGTTTTGATTTGTTTTGTTGACTTTGTTCCCATTTCATTTGCTAAAGCACTCATTGGGTGTGCTTCTGCAACCTTTGATAATGTTTCTTTCCAACCACTATCTGATCTGTAACTAGCACCACTTACACCTGCAACAATTCTTATGCCTGATATATTTTGCTTGATGTGTTTGTTCTTTTTAAGATACTTTTCCATCTCGTCAATAGTCATCATCTCGGTAAACTCTTTACCAGTTCTTTTGTTTGTAAATGTGTATAAGGGCATTTATTTAAGTGTTAGGTGAAACAATAATTGATTAGTTGCCATAAGCATATCTTCTAGTATGCTTTCTAAATCCATTTGTCCTTTGACTTTGCTGTTTTCTGCTATCTTCGTTATTCGGCTTACTTGTTTTTGTACTTCGCCTCTAACTTGACCATTGTCAGCGTAATTCATTATGCCAGGTCTTAATTCAGCACTAAACTTAATTCTAGTACCTGATTTGCCTTGCCAAGTTTCTACAAACTCGTCATTTAATTTACTAAACTTTTCATAATATTCACCTGTTGTTTCATGCTCAGAATATGATTCTGTTTGCCAATGGTAACTTTGAATATCATTCAAAAAGTTCATATTTAATTGTATAAAATCTGTTGTATTATTCATAATATTATTTAGTATTTGCTATATCTACTATCCTTTGTATTAATGACCCTAATCCATTCTGTCTTTGCATTGTAAGTAGTTCTCTTACACCTAAAGGTAAAAAATCCTCTATAGTAAGAGCAGCCACTTCATCTCTAGGACAACCATTGACTAGGTCTGTTACTAACTTCGCTGTGCCTTTTGTTATAAATGCGTCAGCGTCTATTTTATATATCATTGTATTATCTTCTTTTACTCCGCCGATCAACCATAGATTACTAGCACAACCTCGTATTCTATTTTGATCTGTTTTTACTTCTTGTGGTAATGATTCTACGTCTTTAGCAATGTCAATTAAATATGCAAGTCTATCATGTCCTTGCAACATTTTAAGGTCATCACCCCTGGTCTGTATTCGCTGCTTTAACATCTGCGATCCCTTCGGCAAACCATTCAGGCATAACTGCACCTGGTTTTTCCCATTTAGCAAATCTTACTTTTTCAAATATGTAATACTTACGATATGAACCTACTACATCACCTGGTATCTTACAATACTCTGGCATTGCTGGTGTAGCGTCTGTAGCTACTACATTAAGTGGTGCATTTTTAGGTGGGTGTTTTAGTAGATCAGCAAGTTTATCAATAGATACATGATTAACATTTTTTTGCCATCTCAATTTGTATTCTTCGTTAAGAGCTACAAAGTGATTATATAACCATGTGTAATTGTATGCTGATTTAATAACCCATTGTGTACTAGGGTGACCTAGCCAACCTGCTTTGTATAAAGTTGCTTCTTCGTTAGAATTGTCTAATCGCCATCTTTTAATCTTACGACCATTCTTTGTAGTATCAAAATATTCTGTGCCGTCAAGCACACGTTTTGCTGTACATAACATCTGAGCAGACTCTAGTATCATTTTGATAATATGTTTATCACACATCATCTTAGCAGCTGTTACAGGATTTTTATCAACATAAAATATATTCATTAGTGTATCAGCTTTCTCGTAACATAATCTGTCATGTTGTATTGTTTAGCAAGTTGCATTAGTTTATTATACCATAAATTTTTGAAAGAGTCAAGTTGAGCATTAGAACATGCTTTTGCTAATGCCTTGAGTCTTCTAATCTTTGGGTCTTCTTGTCTTTTAATGTCTTCTTCGTGTATCATAGGGTCTATTATATATCAATTTATCTGCAAAGTCAAGCATTAAAAATACTTGTTTTTACAGTACTTATTGACAATCATCTGCTTTCCACCCAGGCATATCTTTCATTAAATCATCCATAGGGGTTTTGGCTTTCTTTTTATATATCTTCATATGATTTCTATTAGCAATTAGATATGCAATAAAGAAACTGATAAACGTTACTGAGCAACCTATAAAACCCATTAACAAACCATGCTCTACTGTCATTTATTCTCCTCTAGTTTTCTTATTTTTTTTATCATTCTTATAACTCTTTTGTCATAATCTGTTGTAGTAGAAAACTTATCTAAAGTTTTGATAAGTTGTATAGAATCAAGTTGTTGATTTTCATCTAACATCTTTTGCCTTAACACTCTAAACTCTTTGTAAGCATTATGATTGTTTAGCAATCTTACATATTCTTTTACACTATCGCATTTACTAGCGAAAGCTCTCACACCCCAACCTGGCCATTTGTCTATGCCGTGTGGTAAGAGGTGTGGAGTATCTTTACTCCATGTTCTTATACCAAATAGATTGTTTGCCTCTTTAGCAAATCTACTCATACCCCAACCAGACTCTAACGCAGCCTGACCTATAATCATCTCGTATGGTACTCGTTTATCTTTTGGTAATGTGAAGTTAATATAGTTTATACATTTGTGCATAGCACGTACAAATTGAATATCATTATTGTATGTAAATTCAGGTTCTTGTAAATCCATTTCTTCTATTTTTTTCATATAGAATAAATCAAGTTCTTCGTTGACCTGAGCCTTAGCTGTCTTGTTAGGATTGTATGTACCGTATGCGTAAGCAATAACACATAATATCAATATTGTAAAAAATACCTTTGTATAAAACCAAGCCTTATTTGCTAGTCTATACCAATTATATGATTTGCCCATCTTTAACCACTTTTTTTAAGTCTTTTATTGTTTTCTTTTTATCAATCATAACTTCATACCATTTGTATCTGACCATGTGTTCGTTACTAGGTCCGATTAGTGGTATGTCGTATTGTCTTTGAAAAGTTACTAAGCCTTTTAGGTATAAAGGAACAATTGTATCTAGTACACTTGTTTTGTCTTTAAAATCTTTAGGTACTGTCGGTGTTTTATAGTGACCTTTACCTTTGATTAGTTCGTTTAATATCTCTTTATGTTTTTTCAATAGTTTCATTATATACCTCTCTTTACATAATATTCATAACCGTGTTCTTCAAATTTCTTTTGTATAAACACAAGGTTATTGTTATTCAAATGGGTCCTGTACCCTTTGAAAATCTTTTTACTTGTTCTGCCTGGAAAATTAGTTAGTATATCTTTTTGTAGATGACCTGTATAATATAATTCCCACTCACTAATATTATTATCTATTACTTTATCAATAATAGTAATGCCTTTTTTTATTTGTTTTTGTAACCACTCATCAATATGATTTTTCTCACCTTTCATAATATAACTTTCTTTATAATCGTAAACCGATGTAGTTTACTTTAGGTTCAAAGGACCAGAATAAATCATTGTGGTTACCTGTATCGCCTAAATTCTGCATTTGATATAAATGTACCATTTCATGGACTAGCGTATCCAAGAAATCTTTTTTGTTAGGATAAGAAGGCAACATCTCTAGTTTGTACAATCTAGTACCTGCTCTTTTCCACTCTAATACAACAACTTGACCTATACATTTTTGTCTTGTTAGGTCTTTGATTTCTACTTGACCAAAAGGTGAAAGTTTACTATCAAATAGTGCTGAATTGAATAACTTGAAATAAGTTTTTATATCTTTGTAAGTTGAAATGTATTTACGCTTACCAGATAGTTCTCTTATGAGTTTTCTTTTAAGTTTAAGTGCTTTTAGTTTTCTAGTTGTTACCATTTAAAATTTGTTCCTTATATTTGTCGTCAAGTTGTAATCTTAAATCAGCAGCAATACCCTCTATTATTTGAGGTAGGTATGCCTGTAATATAGTAACTGAATCGATCATAAACTTATGGGCAAGTCTTTCTATTTCTTGTTCCATAATGTATGATGTATCAATATTCGTGCCTTTAATCTTTTCTGATATAACGTGACTTATAACAGCCGTGTTATAATCGTTAGCTTTGGCTAGACTAGATAGTCCGAACCATATAATAGAATTTAATACAATTATTGTTATCAAAAATTTACGCATTAGCATGAGCCTCGTAAATAACTTCATCAATATTGTGTTCGTCAATTCCGACTAAATTTAAATTATCAACTTTCATAATTTTAGTCTTAGCAGTTGATCTATCTATTTCGCCAGATGTTAATTGACCTATAATAGTATCAACATTCTTCTCGGCTGACTCTTCAGCCCATTGTTTTACTTTTGACATAATATAATCTCCTTTTTTGTTGTTTTCATACTTAAATATAACATAATTTAGCGTATGAATCAAGCAAAAAATGGACAAATAATGTAGATAAATCAATGATTTAATAGGGTGCGACATTCTGTCATGCACCCTATAGTTGAATTTTATAGAATCACTCTATAATATTTATGATATTAGAAGGTTTTGTATTCTTCATTCCATCTAAATGCGTCTTTGACCACAGCATCCGTTAAACCTTTATACATTTTGTTTAGTTCTTTTTCTTTAACTGCAATTAAAAGTTTAGCGTCATCAGCGTGTAGGCCTTCTAGCATTTGAATAAACATGATTTCTTTTTTAGATTTAGAAAGTTTTTTATCAGCGCCTTCTACAAAATGCCATAGTCTTCTGGATTCTGTATATAGTGTTGTATGTTCAGTACCTGCTGGTGCGTCATTCTCTTTGTATGGTGGCGTACCCACTGGTAAATCCCATTTGATTTTAGGATCAAAAGCACCTTTCAGTATTTGTCTTAATGGTACTGAATCGTTCTCTCTTAATACGTCAATCTTCTTTGATTTGTCTTTAGCGTTGTTTACTTTGGTTAGAATTTCATGTAGTAATGGAGCAGATGAACCTGCTGTATCCATACCATGTAATTGTGATGATGTCATTGGCATAATGCCCTCCTCATGTTGTTATGTAAAGGGGTAAGTCTCCCTACCCCTATACATTTATTTATACTCGTGGAGTATTAGGCATTTTTATATGCGAACGGAGTCCCATATAATTTTTTGATACCAGCAGCGATAATCGCTTTTGTTGGTACACCCATTCTGTATGAAGTACCTTTAGCAGTTTGGTTCACATATATCATGTTACCCTCTGCTCTTAACGTATCAACAAGTGCTCTAGGTGATACTAGATCAAATTTGTTCCTTAGAGTTTTCCAAGTTACAGACTCACCTTTTGTTAAAAGGTTTAAAACTTTTTGTCTTTTTGACAAAGTTTTTCTGCCTCTAGTTTCAGTTTTTTTAGCTTTTGTTACAACTCTTAATGAGTCATTTGCGAATAATGATTTAAACATTCAATTCACTCCTTCTATTATGGCATTGATTAGAGTTACTAACTTTGCCAGCATTAGCAACTATCCCAAAGTGCTTTATGGAATTCTTAAAATTTTGTATAGTCAATAGTAATAGCATATGTGTCTTTACCTTCGCCTTTTGTTGTTACTGCTTTATCAACTCTTTCTTGTAAAGGGTGTTTCATATGTACAACCCTTAACAACATAGAGTTAATCGCCTCTAGCGTTAGTTTATAGTCACTTAAAAACGTTTTGTCTGTTATACTAATATTCTCATCTCTTAATATCAATAGCATTGACTCTGTTAACTGTTCAGATATTGCCTGTACATAAACCTTGTTATGTTGCAATCTCATCATCTCCTGTCGTTTAGCGTCTAATTCTTGTGCCTTTTGATTAGGTCTTTTCATAGGAATTTTAGGAAACAATATTACGTTATCAGGTGTATCTTTTTTATCTGTCATCATTTGTTCATAGGTTTCATTATGCCTTCAGGCCAAAATACTTCATCATTGAGTTTTTTGATAGCAATTGAATTACATACTACTATAGTTAGTAGTACTAAAAGTAAAACAGTATTTAATTTACGCATTATATTTTCTCACCTTTAAAGTTTACTAAACCTTTATCAGTAAAATATTCAACTAGTTCGTTATACCCACCGATATGTTTATCGTCTATTATAATTTGAGGCATAGTTCTTACTTGTTTACCTACGGCCTCGTAAAGTTGCTCGGGAGATGTAAAATCTTTACCGAACATCTTTTCTTTGTATTCAAAGCCTAGTGACTTTACAAGATGTTTAGACTTCTCGCAATAGACACAATTAGGCTTTGAGTATATTTCAATCTTACGACTCATTCGCAATAACCTCTACTTCATCATATGCCTTGTCAGCCATTTCTTTTAGTTTGAAAGCGTCAACAACAGTTTCAATAGAGTAGTTGTACATCTTATTGTACTCACCCATAGGTAATCTTAAACCAATCCATGATCTGTAGTATCCGTTCTTTGTTAGAGTCACCTCTTGTGCAAATACTTCATAACCTCTTACAGGCGTCTGTTTGATTATATTTACCAATGTAGTTTCTACATCTGTTACAACAGTTTTATTAGTATTCTTACCTAATTCTGTAGTAAATATTTTTGCTTTCTTATTCATCTCACCTTTTACTTTGTCAGCAAGTTCAGCTTTTGCAATCATCATACCTTTTTCAATTGCAAGTTCTAAATCTGGTGAAACACTCGTACCAACACCAAAGATACAAACTTTATCTTTGCCTTTGCCGAACGTTTTAGTACCACATTCTTTCTTCTCGTTATAATCTTTCATATACCAAGACGGTACTTTTAGGACTTGTTTGTCCTTCTCTTGTTTGATCTTATAAGTACTACTTGAACAATTTGCAAGTGTAACACCCATAAGGCCTATCATTATATATTTGAGTACTTTACTCATTCACCTTCTCCTTTACATTATTAAACACATTATATACTATATCCTTCGTTTTGTCAACAGCCTGTGTTTTATTAACTATTGATGTAAATGGATCCCATGCAAAAGCAAGGATAACCCATAAAATTGTAAGTGTCAGTAGACCTCTTATCATTTTTTTACCTCCCAATTACCATCTTTATCAAGGCAAACTTTGCCAGGTTTATGATAGGCATGTTTCGGCCTTTCATAATTTCTGCAATAGGCAGGTGTAAACATATCTCTATAGTAAAATTGAGCATATAACTCCCAATAACTAGGTCCGTCATATGCTTTTCTACCGTCAGCACACTCTACAACCTCTTGTTTAACAATCTCCCCATTGTCTAATTCTTTAATCTGTATCTTTATAAAACAATATTGATCTTTAATAGGTTGTATCTTATCATATTCAACCTTTGTAGTATTGTTTTCTAATGCCTCTAGTTTCTTCATTGTGTTTTCAAAACTATCTTCAGCATATACACTTGTAGCAAATAGTAATATAAAAAATAATCTAATCAACATACATCCATCTCCCATCAGGCATTTTACATACTTCATGCCATTGCATTTGTCTATAAGGATTACCATATAGTATCGAATCAAAGAATCTAGTGTTATCTAAATTCTGATCGTGTGTAGTTTCAACCATAGCACACTTGATAGGTCCTTTTAGATAGAAACCTGTAGTCTTAATAATACCATTACTGTTCGTTTTAGGATTTTGCCATGTAGTAAACCCTGGACTATTAGGTGCATTGTCTAAATGATCTACAAATGCCCTTGTCATAAGTTGATCGTCTGTTTCAGCACTCATAAAGTCAGCACCTTTAAATGAACCTGCGACAGCACACGTTGCCACAACAGCAGGATTATCACTTAAATATGTGTAACACGCTGTACCAGCAACAGCCGCTGTGGTGGATGCACCGATAGTGGACTGATTCATGCTGGTACAATTAGAGAGCAACAACAAACTAGTTAATAGATAAAACAGTTTTTTCATCTTCTTTATCTTTCAATTTTTTAGCGGCTTCTTTTTCTTTTTGTAGTTCGGTCATATCTTCAATTCTTTTATCATGTGTATATTCTGATAAAGTTTTGCCGAATATTGTTTTATAGAAATGATCTATAGGTACAGGAGCCGAGTAGGCAAGTATTAGATTATCAAAATTGATATCTAAATGTCTGTAAGATTTTGGGTGTGACTTTTTTGCGTCACGGTGTGATCTCAACACGTTGAGTCTATTTGTAAACACATTCTCATACGGTGGTTTACTTGTTGATTTTGCAATGTCTTTGTTTTTTGCAATCTTAAATTCATCAAATACTTGTTCTTTAGTCATCATAATGTAGTCCTTTTGTTAGTTTATGAGTTAATTCTATCATACAATTGTCTATTTGTCAAGCGTTAAAAACCCTTATAAATCATAGGGTTTTGTGTCATTAGCCACTATTTTACACGTGGATTGTATGTCATCTATAAGATGATTCACTTCAGCGTCACGCTCAGGCGTCTTTGGATGATTATACTTCAAGTTGTATAACTTATCTGCCTGAGCTTTGATACTATCAATCTTCTTACAAAAATCACTAATCTTGTGTAGCATTTTTCTTCCTAAACAAATTTAATATTGATTTTTTTGTATTTGTTAATTGGGTTTTACTATCTGCCCAACTCTTTGTTTGATACTCAACAATTTTGTTTTTCTCACTTGTCAACCAGTTACTTACTGGATTTGCACTTGCCATATTCATTGATACTAGTATTACTGTAACTAATAACGTAGCAAATAGCAATGATTTTTTCATATTCCACATTATGTCTTCCTTCCCATTGTTTTAAAATCAGCTTTATCAACTACTTGGTAGTTACCTTTATTATAGGCAATGCCGATCGTCTTGCCTTCAGGTAACTGTACTTTAGGTTTTGACTCTTTAGTACATGCACCAGATATTCTATCACTTGTAGGTATAGAATTTCTTTTTAGACCATTTATATCTAATGTATAGTCAGGTCTATTAAATCCTTTGAGAGTTCTGGTAAACGACTCTCTATTAATCTTTAACCATTTATCTTTTGTCATAATCAATATATTTTATAGTTCCTTCTACGTATCCGTATTTCTTATCTTTTACTTTAGGGTTTGTAAACATAGTGTTAGCGTCACCTGATTTGTAGCCATTCTTATGTGATAGTGTAATATGAGCAGCGCCTTTATCATGTCTTTTGATTCTATTATACTGTTTATCAAACATATTGTCAACCCATAATGCGTCAATGTGATTGTTTGCTCTGTAACCTTTGATAAACACACCTACTTTTTTACCTACAAGTTTAGAGTATTTGTTATAAACTTTCTTAATAGGTTTAAATGCAAGTGTAACGTGATCTGATACAAGTATATCTTTTGTAGCAAGTTTCTTTACAACGTTACAACTTTGTCTATCTAATTGTACTGCAAAATATCCGTTCACTATTTCCACCATTCATTCTCTTGTTCAATTGCAACATCAACATCTGATCCTTCTTTTGTTGATACAGATTTTATTTGAGCAAAATAGCACCAGTTAGACCCAAAGGTAACTGCACCTGTATATCCTAGATCAGTATCGTATTCTTTAGCATTTAATGAGGTATCATCTTCAGCAGCAATGTCTTCTTTTCTTACTGCGATACCGATGTTAACTATCTCACCAGTTCTACCTTTTTCGTCTGTTATCATATCTCCTAATTTAATTTGCATAGTGTCTCCTTTAGTTTAAGTTGTAAATATAATTTGGGTTAAGTTTTTTAGTCTTGTAATTCTTTGTAAAATCAGGATCAAAATCTTTTCTGAAACCTTGTCTACCATTAAACAATTGACCATAGTCGTTAAATAGATTGTCATCACCTGCAGCCGTTTCTGGACCGAATACATCTGCATATGTTTGATAGTACTCGTCTGGATATACTATCTCAATACCAGTAGCACCTGTGAAATTAGTAGCGTCTTCTCTATACTTTTTGTTAGCATAGGCTTTGAATTTAAGTAATTGTTTTCTATAGTATTTGATTTTCTCTATAGGTACATTTCTGTAGATAGTAGCTGAAGACCAGAAAGTATCATATTCTGTTTCAGGATCAACGTATTCTCTTTTGTAAATAATATTAAAACTTTTAAAGTATTCTTTTGTCATATATACACATAATATATCAGAAAATTACGTAATTGTCAAGCGTTAAAAACGTTGATTTTATTGACTTTTTAGGAATAATTATGAGAACAAAACGAGAACATCTATGATTCGTACCCATATTTTGCGATATAATATGAATCTACTATGTCTGTGACTGGATTATTGAGTTTAGATTGCTCAAATTCTTTGACTAGGTCAACGTTAGTATCTTTTACAAACTGCTCATACATTTTTAGCTTGTCTGCATTACCCTTGCCAGTAGCATTCTTCTTTATCTGACCTGGTACTATAGATTGAAATCGTTTATTGAGTTTATACAGTTTATGTTTGAGAGCACCCATATTCTCTGCTAGGTTGAATACAAGTCCTTTACTACCATATGAGTAGCCTTCTATAAAAATATTACCAATAGCAGTATCAATAACAGAAAGCGCCCAATCGGATATCTGATCGTGTCGTTGTTGTTCGGTGGTATAGGGTAGATGTAGTCTGCCATTTATTTTGCCATTACAAAAATTGCCTTCATATTTTTTTACGTTTGTAAGATAGTATATCCTACAATTATCTAATTTAAACTCACCTCTACATACACATATAGCAGGACTGCTTAAACTATAATCAATTCCAATCGTCTTCTTCTTCATTATCATGCTCAAAGATTGCGTCATCATCATCTATAGAAGTATCAGCACCACAAAATGCACACGTGGTAGGCTCATTGTCTTCATCTTTCCACTTGACCCAATAACTAACATCACAGTTAGGACAAGTTATTTGTACTTTGTTTATATTATCTGACATTCGTAATCCCTTATGTATCTTATTTTATCAAATAACTTTGCTTCTGCAACATCTCTCCATGCAACTGATAAAGCATTTTGAGTTTGCTCTGTAGCAGTTGTACCAGTTATCTGATAGTCGGCACACATTGTTGATAATACTTGAACATTATAACCTAACTTTGCCCAATTGATAGCTGATATAGGTTTATTTCTAAACACACAACCAGATGTATTTGTGCCACCTATTATGATATTATTTATTTCATAACCCATTTTTCTTACCTCTATTTTTATACTCTCAATAGTGCTACTATCACAATGTACAGTTTTCCATATGTGTCTGTTTTCTATTTTCATCATCTTTGCAACTTCTTCCGTACGTTTGTGTTTTTCAGGATTGTGATTAGAAATAATAATAAGAGGTTTTTCTCTTACAGGATTTAATAACCATGCTAATGTAGAATAACGTTGATTATTTGTGTGTTCACTACCTAACGCAGGATGTCCTTCAAAATCAATAAGTAATATAATTGTTGTAGGTTTTAAATCCATTTTATTACTTCTTCTGGTTCTGGTTTCATATCCATTTTTCTTTCTTCTTGTCCCATACGATTTCTACGATATAGTTTTGCTTTACCTATACTACCTAACAATACAACAGGATATTTTACCCAAGGTAAATCTGACCATGCTTTAAGATTAGAATATGGAAAACATGCTATTGTAGATGTATCTAAACCTTTTTCTAACGCAAAGGCTGATAAATTAGCCATAAACATACCTACTTCAGTTGCCGTTGTTCTTATCATTGATTCTACTTTTTTTGAATCTGTTTGTTCAAAATAGTCACCTTGATCTATAGACCTTTGATAGTAAGCATTTGGTTTACACACCCTTTGTGTAAAAACTAATAGATAAGGTGCTGAGCTTAAATGTTTAAAATAAGGATTGTATCCATCTTCCTTGTGATCTTTAATTTCTTTTTCATTTATTTGTTTTTTATTCATCATACTTTTTTGCCATATAGAGTGTTTTTCATTTACCTTGTCAGGACCTAACACATTACAATGATATGGCATAAAACTATTTTTAGATGGTGTAACTTTCCATGCTTTCCATAGTAAATCTTCAATCAATTTTTTTTCAGGTATGTTTTCTGTATCATACATAAAAACATGCTGTCTTCTATTTAATAAATTTAAGATTGGTTGTTGATTCATTATAGTTTGAATTTTTTAAATTGATCTTTAGTAACATCTTGTTTTACACCACCAATAACATAAGATTCAATTTCTGTTTCTTGTGGTGCATTTTGAAGTGATCTACTGTTGAACCAATGTATAGTCCATGGTAATGGATTCTGTGATGATGAGTGTTCATATTTTTGTTCTAAGCCTATCATTCTCATTCTTCTATTTGCTATATATTCAACATATTGATGTAACAGTTTTTCTGATAGTCCTATCATAGAACCTTTTTGAAATAGATAAGTTGCCCAATCTTTCTCTTGTTTTACAGCGTCATCATATATTTGATAGCATTCTTTTTGTGTATCTTTTATTACCTTATTCATAACCTTATCATTTTCTTTTGTAAGATATGCTTTGATTATTTGTTGTGACATTGCAAGGTGTTGTGATTCATCTCTAGCAATAAGAGATAATATTTTAGCAGAGCCTTCCATAAGTTTTAATTCACCAAATGCAAATGAACAAGCAAATGATACGTAAAATCTTAAACCTTCTAGTACGTTTACAGTTACTAACGCAAGCCATAATGCTTTCTTTAGTTCGTACATATCAACTGATTTAGGATCATTATGCCATTTGTAACCTAATGCGATTAGTTTGTCGTATGCTTCTGTAACTGCTTTTGATCTTTCTTCAATCTTCTTATCTTCAATAATAGTATCAAATACATCACTTGGTTGTGAGTATAGGTTTTTGATTATGTATGTATAACTTCTACTATGAATTGTTTCCATAAAGTCCCATGCTACTATGGCACCTTCTAATTCAGGATTAGTTACAAAAGGTAAAAATGCAAGGCATGGACCTCTACCTTGTACACTATCTAACATTGTTTGATACTTTAGATTAGATGTGAATATAAACTTTTGTGATTCAGACAGTTGAGCATAGTCGTTTCTATCTTTCTGTAAAGAAACTTCTTCAGGTCTCCAGAAGAAACCTAATTGTTGTTGAGTCAATTTATCAAATATAGGATACTTAAATGTATCATATCTTTGTACAGCAAGGTCTTCGCCAAAGAACAATGGTTGTTTTGTAGCGTCTAAATTCTGTTTCTTATTAAATACTGTCTTCATTTATATTGTACACGAGTCGCAATTCTCGTCCTCTTCTTTTGGTTTATCCTCAGGCACATTATCGTGGAACCCAATTGGATGAGTGGGTTCGTCTTCGTCTTTTTTACTATCATATGTGTTTTGATAATAAGAAGTCTTCCAACCTAATTTATATGTTGTCAATAAGTCTTGTGCCATTACTGATACAGGTACTTGACCTTCAGTATAGTTTTCAGGATTATATGACCAATTGCCTGATATGGCCTGGTCAAAATACTTTTGCATTACTGCAACGATATTTATATATCCTTCGTTCCCTTTCATGTCCCAAAGTAAAGTATAGAAGTTCTTTAGTTTAGAATATTCAGGTACTATTTGTTTTAATGGGCCTTTTTTAGACTTTTTAACAGACAAATAATCTCTAGGTGGTTCAATACCATTTGTCGCATTAGAAACTACACTAGAAGATTCACTAGGCATTTGTGCTGACAATGTACTATGTCTTAAACCATGTTCTTTTATTTCTTTTCTTAAATGTTCCCAATCGTAAGTATATTCTCTTTTAACTAACTCGTCAACATCTTTCTTATATGTATCAATAGGTAATATACCATCTGCATATTTTGTAGATTTAAATGCTGAACAAGGACCCTTTTCTTTTGCAAGGTCTAAACTAGCATGTAATAGATAATATTGAAATGCTTCTGTTAGTTTATCAACTTGTCGCCATGCAAGTTTCTGATCGTATTTGTAACCTTTCTTTGCAAGGTAATGAGCAAGACCAATGTAACCAATACCTAAACTTCTACGTGCCTTTGTAGATTTCTCAGCAGCGTCAATAGGATACTTTTGATGATCTATTATTTCATCTAAAGCTCTTACTGCTAAATCACACAATGGTTGTAGTTCATCACGTTTGTTTATCTTACCCACATTGATGGCAGATAAGATACATAAAGCAATCTCACCTTCACCATCAATATGTTGTATTGGAGTGGTTGGTAAAGTTATTTCCTGACATAGGTTTGACATGTAAATTCTATCTTTGAAAGATGAGTGGGTATTACAATGGTCAATATTCATAATATAGATACGGCCTGTTTCAGCACGTTCTTTCAATATATCAAAAAATAATTCTTGTGCGTTTACCTTCTTTTTAGTAACACTGGTTTTTCTTTCTGCTTTGATATATAAATCATCAAAGTCAGGTGTACCCCATGCGTCATATAACTCTGGTACTTCATGTGGTGAAAACAAAGTTATATCTTCGCTGTTGATAAACCTTTCGTAAAATAGTTTAGATAGTTGTATTGAGTAGTCTAGTTTTCTAACTCTATTATCTTCACTACCTTTATTGTTTTTAAGAACAATAATGTCACCTATTTCTTGGTGCCAAATTGGGAAGTGTACTGTTGCTGATCCGCCTCGTACTCCGTTTTGAGTACAGCACTTAACAGTTGCCTCAAATTTTTTAAGAAAAGGTATAACACCCGTATGTTGAACCTCGCCGCCTCTAATACGTGAGTTGATACCTCGGATCCTTCCTGCGTTAATTCCGATCCCAGCCCTTTGGGCAACATAACGCCCAACAGCCATGTCGCTACTAAAGATACTAGGTAAAGTATCATCAATGTCAACAAGGACACAAGAAGCATACTGCTTAAGAGGGGTACGGACACCAGCCATAACAGGCGTTGGGATATTAATCTTAAACGTTGATATAGCGTCATAATATTTTTTAACATAACTCATTCTCCTTTCTTTTGGATATTTAGCAAATAGTGTAGCCGCAATCATCATGTACATAAACTGTGGTGTTTCGTATACCACATTTGTACTTCTATCTTGTACAAGATATTTGTCAATGACTTGTCTTAATCCTGCATAGGTGAAATCATAATCTCTATTGTGATTTAACCAGTTCTCCATTCTATCAAAATCTTTTCTTTGATAGTTTGTAAATATTTCTTTGTCGTATAATTCTAAATCTACAACTTTTTTTACATGGTCATAAAAGTGTGGGTGATCCCATAACTTACCAATAACTTGTTTTCTTAAACTGTATAATAGTAATCTGGATGCTACGTATGTGTAATTAGGGTAATTTAAATCTATTAGATCAGCAGCTGACTTAACTAGTATCTGTTGAATATCGTCTGTAGTTATACCATCATAGAATTGTAAACCACTTTTCATTTCTACTTGTGATGATGAAACATTTGTGATGTCTTCACAAGCATACTCAACCATTTCATGTATCTTTTCAATGTTAAGAGGTTCTGTTCCTCTATTGTTTCTTTTTTTGACGCTTATTGACTCGTTACCTGTGACCATTATTCCCCCTTAACAACGTTTGTATGAATTTAATTTTGTAATTGCTGACAAACCTGAATAGGTATTGTCTGATATAATTTTTTGTACTTGTTCTTTTGTATTGCCGTTTACGATCATCTCGTTAATATCTTTTTCTTTCTGCCCTTCTGGCCATATTGTTATCATATAATTTTTATCTATCATTTTATACATTCTATCTATTATTTCTTTATTACGAGGTTCGTTGTCAAATATAAAGACAACATCTTTTTTATCAACAGGTAGTTGTAGATCAGCACCACCAGCCGCTAGACAATTATCAAGGAACAAACTATCTAAAGGACCTTCAACAATATATAATCTTCTATGTAGATTAATTCGTTCTAGGCCAAATATTTTTTGTTTGTTCTCCTGTAATTTTATTGTAAGATATTTAGGTTGTTCTTTACCAAATGCACGTCCTTGCAAAGCAAAGACTTCATTATCAACATCATAGAAAGGTATAACCAATCTAGGATGCTCGTACTTCTTATTTAGACTCTCAAACGTCCCTGGGCGTATGCTATTTACATACTCTTGGAACTTGTCGCAATAATATAACCTATCAAAATATTCCGTAGGCAACTTTCGGTTGAGAATATATTGCTTTGCAGGATGCTCATCATTTAATTTACTGAAGGCCATAAGACCTTGTAGGGGTGTAGATTTTAATTTTGTTTTTGTATCTGTTTTAAATCTTTCAAACAGACTTTCTTCACTAGCAGGTTTACTGCCTTTATATCTTTCTAAAATGTATTGGTCGTACAATGGCCGATCAACTAGTTTTATAAGATTAGCCAAATTGTGTGAAGCACTACAATTATGACATTTAAAAAACATATCATTCTTTACTCTATAAAGATATGCTCTTGCTTTTGTTTTAGACTTTTTAGAATCACCACAAACAGGACAACGAAAATTGAATAGATAATCTCTTTTCTTTTTAAATTGTTGTAGTCTAGGCTGTATCTTGCTGATATAATTTAGATCAATGTAACCACTCATATAAAACAGTATATACTATATATACGTATTTGTCAAGCCACTATATGATTTTTATTACACTTAATATTTGAGGCATAGACAATCCTAGTACGATTGCTCCCCCTATGATGATCCATCTGTATTTCTCAAAGACGCCTATCCTGCCGTCTAAATTTGACGCTAAAGTCTTAATTTCACACATTAAACGTTTCTGTGACATATCTATTTCATCTGTCAAATTTTGATGAATCTTGTTGATTCTAGCGTGTAATTCTTTGTAATTCGTATCAAATTCAACCCTACGATTCTCTATCAGGTTGAATATTGCTTTATCAATTTCTTCTTGTTTTGATAGTTTTTCTTCGTGTACTGCTAGCATAGATTTAATACTACCAGATATGTCTGTTAGTTTATCTATAGCACTATCAAGTTTTGTATTGACGCTAGCAACCTGCTCTACTTCGTTTTTAAGTACTTGTAAATCGGTTGCTAACTTATTTAAATCTGACATTATCCACCTAATGGGTTCTTATTCTTAATTTTGATTTCTTCAATTTCTAACTTGAATAGTTGTAATGTTTTTTCATTAACACTTGCTTTAGTTTCTACTTCAGCAATTGCTTCTTTGTTTTTTGCTATACCAGATAGATCAACTTTGTTGCCTTCTACCTTTGATACTTTTTCTTTTAGTACTGCAATGTCTTCAGCGTTAACAACGATACCTGATGTATCTACTGTTTCGCTTTGTGCAGCTTCTATTTGACTTAATCTTGTACTGATCTCGCCATACTTAACAAACCCACCACCAATCGCAGCCACGGCAGCAATTAGAGCGGCAACGCTTGCTAAATTACTTTTTAATTTATCTATCATTTTATCCCTCTCTTAAAATTTTAAGTTCTAATAATAATTGTTTCTTTTCAATATCAATTCTATGTAGTTCAGTTTGTTTGATTGATATTGGGTCGTTGTTTGTATATGCGTTTAAAGATTTGTTTCTGTAAATCTGTTCTTGCTCTATATTTAGTTGATTAAAAAAGTCTGGATTACCATCGTTTAATTTGACAGTATCCTGCATTTGTACCTTGTAAGATGACAGGTCAGCAGAACCTGATTGTATACCTTTTAAAGTTACATACTGTACTGCCTTGACCTGGTCATCTACACTTTTTAATGTCTTCTCTAATTTAGCGATTATTCTTTTCACTTTTACATTTACGCTATCAATCTCGTCATTCTCTTGTCTATCATCGCCAGCTGCCTCATCATCCACAGCTTCTTCATTGTTCGTCTCCGTCTCCGATCCTTCTGCTTCCGTATTCTCGTCCATAGTAGATTCCTCACTAGAAGTTTCTCCTTCTTGCTCAGTCTCCATTGATTCCTCACTATCATCCTCAGTTTTTGCATTTGTCTCGGTGTTAGCATTTGATGTCTCCGTTTCTTCTTCTTTGACTTCTTCCTGTTTGACGTTTTCTTCTTGCTTAGTTTCTTCTAATTCTTCAGTAGCTACTTCTTCTTCATTGGTAATCTCCTCTTCGGTTACTTCCATTTCTATTATTTCTTCTTCCTTCATTGCTGTAGGCATAGGCATGAGTTCTTCAAACTCTTCCTCAATAATATTGGTCATTTCCTCAAAAAATTCTTCCTCTGTTAAACTTTCTTCTATTAAAGCAGTTTCAAATTCTTCTATCAAGTTTTCTTCTATCAATATTTCTTTAAAAGTTTCTTCAAATGCGATTGCTAATTCTTCTAATTGTATTTCTTCTATCTCTAATTCTTCTATTATAGGTGCGTTAAATTGTAATTCTTCTAGTTGTTCAAAGTTAACTTCTTCCATATTCTCTAACAAATCTTCTAATTCTTCTTGTGCTAATTCTAGTTGTTCGTTTGTATCTTCTAATTGTTCCTCTGTTTCTTCACTAATAGGTGTATATGCTATGTCTAGTATTGTGGCAGTTAAACTTGCACCTACTAGATTAGGACCTACTGCACCTGTAGCACTAGGACTGTTACCGTCTATACCTGTCCATTTCCAGTCCCATTTTCTCGAGCCTATATCTGTGTAGGTTGCTGAGTCTGTATATGTGTGGGTGTCTTGTGTGTAACCAGCGTCATTATTTCTGGTCATGGTAGTTATTGAAAGAACATTATTGTTCTCGTCTAAAATTTTTATAGTTGTTGAAAAGGAATCTCGGCCATTACTATGTTGACCACATTGATATGATGACCCAGTCCATTCACAGTTTTGTACTTCGGTAGTTGCATTTAGAGTTACACCACCATCTAAACTATCTGCTGTAGTAGTAAATGAACCACCTGTTTGTTTTGTGGTTGTAATATCTAAAAGTGAGCCTGTAGCAGATACAGTACCAGTACCTTGTGCCTCTAGTTCGTTGTATGATTGTGAGTAGTCGGTAATGCCGTCAAGTGTAAATCCAGTAGATGAGTCTATACCATCTATAGTACTATTTGAGTTTTGTACGTTTGTGTTTACACCATCACCTGCGTTAGGTAATAGATTACCAGATGTTGCTGTTTCAGCCTTACTTACTCTTATCTGAAAAGTCGTAAGGATTAAGACTGTGCATAAAATTATAAAACTTAATTGCTGCATATATTATTAATCCTGTAAATAGTATAAAACTTATCATTGTTACCTCGGTCCATTATCTGCGTGAACAGTTATGTTGTTCTCTTTTACGTCTAGTTTTTCTTTGTTAACTTTTTTGTTAACACCTTTTAGTTCATTCATTTCGTCTATCAATTTTTGTTTTTCAGCCGCTACTGCGTCTAACTCAACTTGTTGTTTTGTTAATTCTTCAGCATTTTCTTTCATCTTCTTTTCATATGCTTTTTCTAATTTCTTATTTTTCTTTTCAATGTATTTTAAATCTGCTGTATATTGTTCGTAATCAGGTCTTAACTTATCATATTTTTGCCACTCTTTAAGTGCTTCACTACCTATCTTACCATTGTAAGGACAAGGTGTGCCTGATTGTATCATTGCGTGGAAAACTCTTTCGTCCTGGCAAAGTATAGATACGGCAGCAACCTTCATGCCTAGATCATTTAATACTTTACTTAACTTAATTCTTTCACAGTTCTCGTCTGTTCTATATGTGCCTGCTGATATGCCGATACCAAATTTAGATATACCACCTGATATGCCCACTACACAAAGGTCTTGTGACATTGCTGACATTGATGGCGCTGACGCTGAATTTACAACTCTACTGTCGCCTGAATATGCGTTTGTAGTATTTGTAGTATTTGAATTTGATGATGAACCACTTTGATATGTGGTTGTTGCTTCTTGCGAATACCCACCAGATATAGTGGTATTACTCCCACTCGTATTTGTTTGAGAGTTTGTTGTCGCTCCAGAGTTTGTAGTGTCAGCCCAAATAGGCGAAACGCCTACCATAATGAAGAATAACAAAAAGACTAATAATCTTTTCATTGCTATTCCTTTTTACTAATATTTATAAGGATTAAATCCTAAACTTTTTATTCTAATATTAAAGACTTTATACTTAATGATCCGTCTATGTTTTCTTCCAATTCTGCTTTAGACTTAATACATTGGTACCTAACACCCTCTGAATACTGTCTTTCAGCTGTTCTTTTTCCTTTTAAACAGGTTTTTATATCAGCTTGTATTCTATGTTCCTTGATTTCAGAATTGACAATCATTAATAAAGCTACGATTGTTTCTATCATACATTTTAGTGTGTACCGTTTCCGTTTTGATACACTATCTCCCTATCTGCATCCTTTAGTTTCTCAATATCATTTAACATTTTTTCTACTTGTTTTTGTAGAAACTGAATATTAATTTTATTATCCATCATACTATCAAGTTGTTTTTCTATTTTTTCTACAGAACCATATAAGTCCTCTATTAACATATATTGCTCGGAGTCGGCAGGTAAAGTACCCATTTCTCCTCTTGGCCATTTAATTCTAAACTCTGAATTGGCCGTCAATTCTGTTTCAATTCTTTCTATATGTCCGTTTAAATCTTTTTCTGCTAGTACCGTTTTAGTTTCTAGCATTGTAATTCTTTCTAACACACCAAAGTAAGCCCACACGCCAACAGCAACTGCTGCCACGATGGACATTAAGTTTTTCATTGGCATTGATATTGCCGTTTGATCTGATATGTCTAATCTATTTTTGCTCATCTTCTTTTTCGTAATACTCTTTATATTTATCTAGTAAATCGTTTGTAATTTTTAATTGATTTCTGATTTGTGCAAAGTTCTTTGCTAATAACTCAAAATCTTTATCAGTAAGACCCCATAGTACAGGATCAATGCCTTGTTCCTCTAGTTTTTTAAACACTTCCTCAGCGTTCTCACTAGTGATAATAATCCATCTTAAATTCTCTAACTCTAGTGGTGTGGGCTTGTTCAAATTAAGTTTTTCTCTAGGAACTTCTTTCTTAAATATCTCTAACTGCTTTACTCCCGAACAACTAGTAAGGGATGTAATTAGGATTAGCGATAGAAGGACACTCACTATTAATTTCAGACTTCTTTGTAGCATTCTTTTCTTTTTCTGTTAATGGTGACCCACTTGCGATTTCAATACATCTTGTAGCAAGTGCTGAAGCACCGTTTGTAATTCTTTCAATAGACTCTGTTTTAGCAATTGCAAGTTTGCCTACATCTCTATTTTTTTTGTTAAATCTTTTATCTAAATCTTCTAGGTCTTTCTTTAGTAAACCTACTAACTCGTTCATCTTCTTGTTAGCGCCTAGTATTTCTTCAAAATCTTTTTTCTGACTTGTGATTAGTTCTTGTTGATCAGCGACTGCTGACTCTAATTTGATTTGATTTGCTTTTAATATAGCATTATCTGATCTTAACTTCATCACGTAAATGCCAGCGCCGATAACGGCGCTAGCAAGGATTCCAATAAAAAATAATCTAATTCCTAACATGATTAACTGTCTTTGTGCCAAATAGACCATGCACCCCAAGCAACAGCTGCCCATGCAGCTAACTTAACGAACGGTCCTCCTAATATAATTAATACACCAAGTGCTATTAAACTTGCACCTGACCAAGATGACATTTCTGTACATCTGTCTTTTAACCATTTAAACATAAGATTTCTCCTTATTATTTGATTTGTGAGTTTCTTTTTCTATGACCATTCCAGGCAACAAAGCCACCTAGTCTTAACGACCAGTATGCTAAATAGTTCATAAAATAGAAACCGTTAACTTCAATATTAATATCTCTAAAGATTTGATCTGCTTTCTTTTGATCTACTAATAGAAGTTGGCCTTTCTTGTCTGCTGATTTACAAGCAGAATACTTGTACATATAATCATGTACAAGACCACCAATTAGTAACACGCCAACTGGTGAGAAAAAGGATCTTAAAAATTTAGGTATACTTGCACCATCAAATGTAAATCCTTTTGGGATTACGTATTCAGTACCATACAATGTATATTTAAAGTCTTTAATTATAACCCAATTTCTAGTGCCTAACAACCACATGATGATACCTTTCCAAAAACCTTTTGTTTTTGTAAGAATAGGTATAGGTTGTAGGTGTGGCATTTCTATATAAGAAAATTTGAGATTACTAGTTTTTCTTTTATCTAGTATGTTTATAGCAAATCCTATTATAACAAATAAGATTAGTAGTGACCATTGCCAAAACTTCATTGCTAATGCGATTAATAGTTCCATTATTTTTTACCTTTTCTTTTTCTTTTTCTTAAAGGGATTTGATGGTTTTTTTATTTTTTTGAATGGAGCCGCGATTGCGTTACCTGCCGCCTTGCAGGCATTTGCCGCTGGTCTTGTATCAACTGTAATACTAGGAGATAATGTAACACCAACACCAAGTGCTAATTTAACATCTGCACCTACTGTAAGTTTACCATCATCAA